AAAAGAGCAGAGACAGACCCCCCTACACCCCTTTACAGATGCAAGTACCTGCTATCATATATACATAGTGTTTTGCACATAATATGACATAATTTTATAGACCCCCCCTATTATGTATTGCATTTTGCTATCTTTCTTTGCCATATACCCTGTTTTTCTAGGTAAACACTGTGTTTCATACCCCCCCCATACTATATTTCAAAATTTGAGGGTTGCTTTTTATGTGAAGCCGTGCAATATTGTATAATCTGTAGATACATATACCTAGTAACCAGTAATAACTTAATGAGTGCCTACCTATGTTTACTTATTAAGTTTTTTTATTTAAGAGCTACTACCTAGTAGGTATATACTAGATAGGGAGTTACTGTATGTATGAGTTTATAGGAAGTTTAATAAGTGATTTTTTCTTTTGGTGCGTAGATGTTTTAGTATTCATTGGAGAAGTCACAGGTATGGGTTATGCATTAGCTAATATAGTTATATTTGTAATACTTCAACCAGCTTTGATTTTGCTTTTCTTTGTTTTATGGAGAAAAGAAATAAAAAAGAATGAATAAGAATGTACTAAGTAAAGTTAAAAACTTATCTGCTGATCAAAAGCAGGAATTGCTTTCCCTATTAGAAGAATTAGAAAAAGCCAAAGGCAGAGAGAAATGCCATGAAGACTTTATGACCTTTGTTGGGGAGATGTGGTCAGCTTTTATTCATGGTAGACATCATGAGATCATGGCGGATGCTTTTGAGAGAGTCGCTAAAGGCGATCTGAAGCGTTTAATTATTAATATGCCACCTCGACATACCAAGAGTGAGTTCGCTTCGTACCTCCTCCCTGCGTGGTTCTTAGGTAAATACCCAGATAAGAAAATTATCCAGACTGCCCATACTGCTGAACTAGCGGTTGGCTTTGGTAGGAAGGTTAGGAACTTAGTCAACAGTGCCGATTACAAAGCTGTGTTTCCCAATGTTAGTTTGCAGTCAGATTCAAAAGCTGCTGGAAGATGGAACACAAACCAAGGCGGAGATTACTTTGCGATTGGTGTAGGTGGTGCGGTAACTGGTAAAGGTGCTGATCTACTTATTATTGACGATCCCCATTCCGAACAAGAGGGAGCTTCTTCAGACATCAATGTATTCAATCGTACCTATGAATGGTACACCTCTGGTCCTAGACAGCGTTTGCAACCGAATGGTGCAATTGTGGTGGTCATGACTAGATGGCACAACAAAGATTTAACAGGTCAAGTAGTCGATGCTAGTGTAAAGCGTGGCGGTGCTGACCAGTGGGAAGTCATAGAGCTTCCTGCAATCATGCCTTCTGGAAACCCCTTGTGGGCAGAATTCTGGAAGATGGAAGAGTTACAGGCTTTGAAAGCCGAGCTACCCAACAGTAAATGGATGGCACAATATCAGCAAGACCCAACCTCTGAAGAAGGAGCTTTGGTTAAGCGTGAGTGGTGGCAAGTGTGGGAAAACAGAGAGCCACCTGACTGTGAGTTTATTATCCAGTCATGGGATACAGCTTTCATGAAAAATCAAAGAGCTGACTTTTCTGCTTGTACTACATGGGGAGTTTTCTATAAAGAAGATGACGATGGGATGATTTCTCCTTTTGTTATTCTGTTAGATGCTTACAAAGAACGATTAGAGTTTCCTGATCTTAAAACAAGAGCCATGGAAAAATACAACGAATACAAGCCAGATGCCTTCATTGTAGAAGCTAAGGCTGCTGGTATGCCCTTAATATTTGAATTACGAGCTATGGGTATACCTGTACAAGAATACACACCAAGCAGGGGTAACGATAAAATTTCAAGAGTTAATGCAGTCTCTGATCTTTTTGCTTCAGGAGTTATTTATGCTCCTTCGACAAGATGGGCAGAAGAAGTGGTAGAAGAATTTGCAGGTTTTCCTAATATGGAACATGACGATTTAGTTGATAGCTCTACTCAAGCTCTGTTAAGATTCAGACAAGGTGGTTTTATTCCATTACATTCAGACGAAGAGGATGAGCCTTTGGAACATAATCGTACCGCAAATTATTACTAGGAGATTCAATTGGCTATAGAAAGACAACAAGCTACACCTGAAGATGGAACAATAGAACAAGACCCTCAAGAACAAGGATTAAGTATTTCTATTGAAAATCCAGACTCAGTAGCAATTGAAACTGAAGATGGTGGAATGATTATTGACTTTGATCCTAATGCTAAAGAAATAGGTGACATAGAATTTGATTCTAATCTAGCAGATCATATAGATGATGGTATTTTGCAAGAGCTAGGTTCTAAACTTGTAGGTGACTACAACGGAGACAAAGACTCACGATCAGAGTGGGAAGAAACTTACACGAAAGGTTTAGATCAACTAGGACTCAAGATAGAAGAAAGAACAACCCCTTGGTCAGGAGCTTGTGGTGTATTTCATCCAATGCTTAGTGAAGCTGTTATACGCTTTCAATCCCAATCAATTACAGAAATGTTTCCTGCTGCTGGACCAGTCAGAACTAAAATAGTAGGAAAGATTACAGAAGAAAAAGAAAAACAATCGCAGAGAGTAGAAGATTACTTAAACTACTTGCTGACACATGAGATGTCAGAGTACAGAACTGAAACAGAAAAGATGTTATTTTCATTGCCATTGGCAGGTTCTGCATTTAGAAAAGTTTACTTTGATCCTAGCTTAGATAGACCGAGTTCTATCTTTGTACCAGCAGAAGATGTTGTGGTTAACTATGGAGCAAGTGATTTAGAAACTTGTGAAAGAGCTACCCATGTTATGCGTAAATCTTCTAATGTAGTTAGAAAAATGCAAGTTAATGGTTTCTATAGAGACATAGATATTCCTGATGGCTCACAAAAAATTTCTGATATCAATAAAAAGTATGACGAAATTACTGGTGAATCAGATACTTATAACTACGATCAAAGCCATACAATATTAGAAATGCAGGTAGATTTAGACCTTGAAGGGTTTGAAGATACCGATGACTCAGGAAAAGAAACAGGTATAGCTATACCTTATGTTGTTACTATTGATTTTCCAAGTGGCATTATTCTTAGCATACGCAGAAACTATTATGAAGATGACACTAAAAAGTTAAGAAGAATGCACTTTGTACATTATCAATACTTACCAGGATTAGGTTTCTATGGGTTTGGTTTGATACATATGGTAGGAGGATTAGCCAAGTCAGCTACATCCATACTAAGACAATTAGTAGATGCAGGTACTTTAAGTAATTTACCTGGTGGTTTAAAAGCTAGAGGACTCAGAATTAAGGGAGATGATACTCCTATCATGCCTGGAGAATTTAGAGATGTTGATGTACCAGGTGGTGCTATTAGAGACAACATTACATTCTTACCATACAAAGAACCATCGTCTACATTATTTGCATTGCTAGGAAACATAGTAGAAGAAGGCAGAAGGTTTGCCAGTATGTCAGACATGAAAGTATCTGATATGAGCAACAATGCACCTGTTGGAACTACACTAGCATTGCTAGAAAGAAATCAAAAAGTTATGAGTGCTGTGCAATCTAGACTTCACGCTTCAATGCGTAAAGAGTTTGATATATTAGTTGGCATTGTAAAAGACTTTACAGACCCTTCTTATCCTTATGAAACAGATGAAGGAGAAGATATTAAAGCAGAAGATTTTGATAACAGAGTAGATGTACTACCAGTATCTGATCCTAATGCAGCAACAATGGCTCAAAGAATTATGCAATATCAAGCAGCTATGCAACTAGCTCAGTCTGCTCCTGATATGTATAACTTACCTGAACTACATAGACAGATGCTTAATGTATTAGGCATTGAAGATGTAGAAGATATCATTCCTGATATTGATGATGTTAAATCAGTTGACCCAGTTACTGCAGTACAAAATATTATTAATGGAAAACCAGTCAAAGCATTCATTGATCAAGATCATGAAGCACACATTGCTGTAGTTACATCAGCACAGCAAGACCCACAAATACAACAACTTGTAGGTCAGAGTCCAAATGCACCTTCAATACTAGCTGCAGGTTCAGCTTATATTAATGAGCATTTATCAATGCAATACAGAAAAGAAGTTGAAGAAGAAATGGGCGTAGAGTTACCACCAGAAGGTGAGCCATTACCAGCAGATGTTGAGAAACGTATATCAAGCCTTGTAGCAGAAGCAGCCAAGCGAGTATTAGGTACTTCACAAGCTCAAGCTGAACAACAAAGAGTACAAGAGCAACAAAAAGACCCACTCATTCAAGCTAAAGAAAAAGAAGTCGCAATTAAAGAAGCACAAGCAAAAGCTAAAATAGAAATAGATGAAGGCAGATTATTACTTGATGCTACTAAAGCTGCATCAAATAAACAAATACAAGAAGCTAGGCTTAAACAAGAACAAGAAATAGCTGGTGTTAAAATAGGACAGCAAGTTGCTAGTGATTTGATAGCACAAGAAACTTTAAAAACAAAACAATCAATAGAAGATTTTAAAACAGGTGTTGACATAGCTAATAATATGATTAAAGATAGCGATTAGTATGACAAATGAAATCACTGAGCTATCACTTTCAGAACATCTGAAGTTAAAGTATCGTGGTATGATGAATGAACACGCTGATCATATTGCTACAGGAGCTTGTAAAGACTTTCCTGATTATCAAAAAATGGTTGGTATTATCGAGGGGATTGCCCTCGCAGAAAGAGAACTACTAGATTATATTGAAAGGGTTCTCGAACAATAGGAACTCGACTCCTAAAGTCGTGCATAAAAATATGAGTAAAAAGGAAAAAATAAACATTCCAGAACCAGAAAGCGTTGAAACTCCTGTCGTAGAAGAAAATATAAAAAGCCAACTACCTGAACCAAAAGGGTGGAAGATTCTTATAGCTATGCCTAGAGTAGACGAAAAAACTGATGGCGGTATTATAAAAGCAACTACAACTCTTAGAGATGAAGAAGTAAGTAATATTTGTGGATATGTTTTAAAACTAGGCAATGAATGTTACAACGACATTAAAAGGTTTCCAAGCGGACCTTGGTGTAAAGAAGGTGACTGGGTTGTTTTTAGAGCTTACTCAGGAACTCGCATGAAAATGTATGGACAAGAATTTCGTTTAATAAATGATGACACTGTGGAAGCAGTGGTCGATGATCCAACAGGAGTAGTAAGAGCATGAGTAAAGCAGAAATAATTAATGAAGAGCCTGATTTTGAAGGTGTTGTTCCACAAACACAAGAAGATCAATTCTTTGGTAAGCAAACTGAAATAGATAATAAAATTCCAGATGACTTAGAAGTTACTATTATTGATGATACTCCAGAAGAAGATCGTAGACCTGCAAAAGCAGAAGATGCTTCTCCAGAAGTAGATGACGATGTAGTTGACAAAGAAATAGCTGATTACAGCAAAAGAGCTGCTGATCGCATATCTAAAATTAAATACGAATACCACGAAGAGCGAAGAGCAAAAGAAGCAGCAGCAAGAGAATCTAAAGAAGCTGTAGCAAGATTGCAAACCATGATGTCAGAAAACCAAAGGCTACAAGCTATGGTTGAACAAGGTGGTGAAGTATTAAACAAACAAGCACATAACAATGCTTTGTGGGCAAAACAAAATGCTCAAGCAGAATTTAAGAAAGCCTACGAAGAAGGCGATGCTGATGCTATGACTAAAGCACAAGAGATGATAGCTAGAGCTACTCTTGCAGAACAACAGTCAAATAACATGGCAGAAAATGTACAAGCAGAAGTTACTAAAAATATGCCTGTGCAACAACCTGCAACACAACAACAAGAACTTGATCCTGATATGAAAGCATGGTCAAGTAAAAATCCTTGGTTTATGAGTACAGTACCTGAACATCAAGAAATGAGTTCATATGCTTTAACCATTGATCAAAGACTTCGTAATCAGGGAATAAATCCTGAAGAAGATTCACAAAAATATTACGCAGAAGTAGATAAAAATATGCGTAATGAATACCCAAATTTCTTTGGAGTTCAAGTAGATCAGACTGCAGAAGTAGTCAGTGAAGCTGGAACAACAAAACGACAACCTTCAACAGTTGTTGCATCCGCCACGAGGGATAGCGGAAATAAGAAACCCTCGCAAGTACGTCTGACTCAGACACAAGTTAAATTAGCACGACAACTTGGTATAAGTCCTGAGCAGTATGCAAACCAATTATTAAAGGAGATTTAATATGTCAGATAAAGATACATCTAATAAGGAAGTTAAAACTGACTCTCCTGAAGAACAAGTGCGTACTCCAAGGAGTTTAGATAGTCGAGAAATCGATCAAAGACCAATGAGCTGGGATGCAGCAGGTAATCTTCCAGAGCCTGATCCGCAAGACGGATGGGTATTCAGATGGATTAGAACTACCCTATTAGGGCAGACTGATAATCCAAATGTTTCTAGAAGAATGAGGGAAGGGTGGAAGCCAGTCCGACTTGAAGATCATCCAGAACTTCAAATACAAATGCAGGATCACAACTCAGAATGGGCAAAGAAAGGTCACATAGAAATAGGCGGACAATTATTATGTAAGATGGCACAAGAGAGAGCGATAGCTAGAGATAAACACTTTAGTGAACTATCTGCTTCTCAAGTAGATTCTGTTGATAATACTTATTTTAAAGACCAAGACAATCGAATGGCGACCAAACAAGTGTTTGAGCGTAAATCGAGAACAACTTTTGGGAAAGATTCTTAGAATCTTTTTTTATTAATTTAATAAGGAGACAATTATGTCAACCACAGCAACTCCCTATGGGAGCAGACCTATTGGTACTATCGTTGGAAGCCCTTATCAAGGAAAAGTTACACATTACAAAATCAAAAATGCATATGGTACAGACATATTCTATGGCGATATTGTAAAGTTAGCTGATGACAACCCTAATACTACTATCCAAAAAGATACTGGTACTACGTCTTTAACACCGATTGGTGTTTTCCTTGGTTGTGCTTACACTGATCCTACTACAGGTCAATTCACACCAAATCAATATTTTCCAGCTTCAATAGCTGCAGATGATATTGTTGCGTATGTTGCTACTGATCCTTTTGTAATCATGCAAATGCAAGGCGATGAAACTCTTACTCAAGATGACTTGGGCAAGAATTGTGCTATCGTGCAAACTGCAGGAACTACAACTATTGGAAACAGTAAAAACAGCGTAGATGGGAGTACAGCAGCTAATACCGCCACACTACCACTAAAGATTATCGACTTTGTCGATGGTCCTGATAGTGCAATTGGCGATGAGTTTACTGATGTACTTGTAATGTTTAACGTAGGGCATCAATTGCTCAACACAACTGGCATAGGCTAAGGAGTAAATAATGGCAGCTATATCAAGAGCTAATGAGCTCAAGCAACTATTACCTGGACTTAACGCCTTGTTTGGTGAAGAGTATGGTAATTACGAAAACGAGCACGAAGAAATTTATGTTTCAGAGAATTCCGAGAGATCATTTGAGGAAGAACTAAAACTATCTGGCTTCGGTGCAGCACCTGTAAAGAATGAAGGATCAACTATCAGTTATGATACTGCTCAAGAATCTTTTGTGGCTCGTTACACACACGAAACTATCGCAATGGGATATTCAGTTACAGAGGAAGCTATGGAAGATAATCTATATGTTTCTTTGTCAGCTAGATATACTAAAGCACTAGCTCGTGCAATGGCTTACACAAAGCAAGTAAAAGGAGCATTTCCATTAAACAATGGATTTAGCACTGCATTTACTTCAGGCGATGGGGTTGCTTTATTTAGCACAGCTCATCCACTTGTAAGTGGCGGAACTAACAGCAATAGACCTACAACAGGAGCTGACTTGAATGAAACATCTTTAGAAGATGCGATCATCCAAATTGGTAAATATACTGATGAAAGAGGTCTTAAAATTGCTGCACGAGCTAAAAAACTAATAGTACCATCTGAACTTCAGTTTGTTGCTACTAGGCTTTTACAAAGTGACTATAGAGTTGGAACGGCTGACAATGACATCAATGCGGTAAAAACTAATGGAGTGATTCCAGAAGGCTATTCAGTTAATCATTATTTAACTGATACTAATGCTTTCTTTATCACTACTGATGTTCCAGACGGCATGAAGCATTTCGTCAGAGCACCGATGACAACATCTATGGATGGTGATTTTGAAACTGGTAATGTTAGATATAAAGCTAGAGAAAGATATTCCTTTGGAGTATCCGATCCGCTTGGTATCTATGGTTCACCAGGTAGTTCGTAAGAACACTTAGGGGGAGCTTATGTTCCCCCTTTTTTTTTAATCTAGGGAATTTTTAATTAATCTATCAACTGCCCTAGCAGACTTGCCAAGATGATAGATACTTTCTTTTAGGAGAATAAAATGGCTAACACAACATTTAATGGACCAGTTAGGTCCGAAGGTGGTTTTGAACAAATCACTAAAAATAGCACAACAGGTGCAATTACAACAAACCTTGATATTTCATCAGCAGGTGCAATTACTACTTCAAGTACAATTAATGCAAAACAGGTAGTAGATACTACTTTTAATGCGGCTGGAGCAGCATCAGCTACTTTAACAGCAGCTCAATCAGGAACTTTGTTTTTGATTAATGGAGCAGCAAACAATGTAATTACCTTACCTGCTGTATCTACTGATAATGTAGGAGTTCATTATGACTTTCAACTTACAGTAGCAGTTGGTGGCAGTGTAACTACTACTATTGTACTTCCAGGTTCTGGTGTATCAGATTTCCAAGCAATGCTTTCATTGGTTGCAGGAACAGCAGCTAACGCAGTAAGTGATGTAGCAGGAGATACTTTAACCCTAGTAAACTCAACAGTTGCAAATGCTAGAGTATCTATGACTTGTGTTTCAGATGATGGAACAAATTCCAAGTGGATGACAACTGCTCTATCAACTCCAATAGCTACAGTAGCTTAACAGGAGTACATTATGTCAGGATATTCAGATGTACAAGCAGTTACTATAACTGCTGACACAGTAGCCTTAGACGCAGATGGAATATCAGTCGCAGCCTCAGTTGGAAATAACGCAGCACTTGTAATAGGTGGTGCGTTAGCTTCAGGTGGTGCAGTTTCACTTAGTCATGGAAGGATTGTAACGATCCTTTCTGCTGGGAATGATGCAGCTAAATCTTTTACTGTAACTGGCACTGATGTTAATGGAGATGCTCAAACAGAATCCATTACAGGTGCTAACGCAGGTACTGCTACTGGAACTAAGTTTTTTAAAACTATATCAGGCATTTCAGCAGTTGGTAATCCAGCAGGTAATGTCTCAGCAGGAGTTAACGCTTCAGCAGCAGATGTTATATTTGCAGGAAGAAGTAGGCTTAAAGGTATTTATTTAACAAGTACAGCCACAGCAGGTACTGTTGATTTCTTAAATACTTCTCCTTCAGGTACAAGTATTATGGGATTAAGTTCTGTTGGTGATGCTGATGCAACAAGAGATGTAGTTATACCAGATGAAGGCGTAGTGTTTTCTGCAGGTATCTATGTTGAATATACTGTATCAACATTTTTAACAATGACAGTATTTCACGCTTAGGAGATTATTATGAAATATATTATTTCAGAAACAGGTCAATTTCCACCTCAATATAAAGTTCTTCAAGAAAATAAAAATGGAATATGGACACCAATTTTTGGTCCTGATCCTGATCTTGAAGATGCTCAAAGAAAAGTTGCAGAAATGCAGCCTTCTAAAAAGGTTGAAAAGCCTATAGTTGAGGTTAAGGTAAAAGAACCTAAAAAAGTTGTAGCTAAAAAAACTCCAGCTAAAAAAGGTAAGTCTAAAAAAACTGCTACTAAAAAATAGCATAACTCACTTTGTTTATAGTACCCTTACAGAGGGTGCTATAACTATTTAATTAAAAAGGTAAATTATGAAAAAATCAAAATACATGAGAGGTGGTGGAAAATCATCTGAATATAAAGCTGCTGGTGGTATGAAAACTGAAGTAGGCAAAGAAGCTAAAACTCAATCGTACAAAGAAAAA